CCGCAACTGCTCGCCGTGCACAACATGGCCGGCCTGGCAGTCCTTGAGTATCGCCGCTACCCCAGCCACTAGGAGGTCCGCCGCCATGACCGAACCACGTAAGGCCGGCAAGCTCGGCATGATACCCAAGCCGCTGCCCGAGAATCTCGGGCTGCTGAGCACCTACCTGGTCAACCCTCTGGGCACGCCGCCGGCGTCTGTCACGTGGCCGGTCGCCATGAGCAGCTGCGGCATGCTGGGCAACGATCGATTCGGCGACTGCACGTGGGCCGGCGCCGTTCATCTGCGCATGCTCTGCGCGGCGATCGCCGGCGAGGTCGAGACGTTCCCCACAGACAGTGACACGATCAACGGCTACCTGGCCTTCACGCATGGCCAGGACTCGGGCTGCGTCGAGGCCGACGTGCTCAAGCTCTGGCAGACGAAGGGCATGTTCGGCAACAAGCTCGCAGGCTTCGCGCCGTTGGACATTGGCGACACCGACGAGCTCAAGGCCGCCACGGCGCTCTTTGGCGGCACCTACATTGGTATCAAGGTGCCGGCCAACGCCAGCGCACAGTTCGAGGCGCATCAGGCCTGGCATCTCGACGACACGTCGGCCGACGACAACTACGAGGGCGGTCACTGTGTCGTGAAGTGCGGCTACTGCCTCGACAGCGTCTGGGGCAAGGTCTGGGCTGTGCTCACCTGGGGCGCCGTTCAGCTCGTCACCGAGGAGTGGCTGGTCAAGAACCTGCTGGAAGACTGGGCCGTGCTCACCGACGAGTTCATAGACGCCAAGCCCGGCCTGATCGACGTGCCGGCGCTTCAGGCGGACATCGCCAAGCTGGCAGCATGATGATCGACGCATGCAAGTCCTGCGGGCACCCGGCCGACCGCACCGTCAAGCTGCCCGGCGATCGCTACGAGCGCATGTGCAACAGCTGCACAATGCGGCTCACGGTGTACCCGCCGCCGCGCGGGACCGTAAGTCGACGCGATCGCGGGCGACGACGTCTCATCGTCGCCAGGTAGGCCAAAAGAAAAGGGCCGGCAGCGCGTGATGGCTGCCGGCCCTTTTTGCGTCTAGCGGCTCAAACCCGCAGGCGCTTCAGTACGAGGCCGAACGCGGGCATGGTCGGGTTGAGCCAGTTCAGAACGACCGAGAGGACGGCCGTGCCGGCCGTCATCGCGACGTACTTCCACTGGCCTGACCAGTTGAACTGGACGGCGACGAGCGCGTTGACGGCCGCCGAGATAGCGACCGTGACGAGCTGCATCGTTACCGGCTTCCAATTAGCGAAGAACTTCTTCAAGGTGTCACCTCCCTCCATGAAGGTCTGGTACCAGCGCTGTTGCCAGCGCGGGTCGAGCCATTCGGCGTGACGGTGCCGGAGCTCTCCGGTTTTCACAGGTAGCGCGATGCGACGTAGGCCGCGACGCGCGCGCGGGCGTCCGCAGGAAGGCACTCGATGTGGTTGATGCAGCGGGCGATCGCCCACAGCTCCCAGTCCATCGCCTTGCCCGCGAACGGCGTCGGCCCGTGTAGCTCAGGAGGTAAAGCTGGGGCCGACGCCGCCGTGTCGTCCTCGCGGGCCGCCGGCGGTTCGGTCAGGCCGCCGGCAGTCTCTATTGCACTTTCGGGCGGTTCAGGTGAATCGGCCGAGGCCTTATCGCAGTCGGGTGAGGTCTCGAGGACCAGTTCCTCTTTTGCGACCTGAGATGAGGTCGAAGAATCGGAACCGCCGTTCTGGGGGCCGATGATCTTGCTCGGCACCGCGACCGTCATGGGCTCGCAAGCCGCGCGCTCACGGACCTTCGTGCGATGCGCCTCGCCCGAGGCCACCGCCGCGACGGCCTCGGCTCCCCAGCCGACGAGACGCCAGCCGCCGTTACCCTGGTGAAGGATCACGAAGCCGGCCTGGTCGAGCTCGAGGAAGGTTGCCTTGATGATGGCGCCGGTCGTCGAGATCCCGAGTCGAGGGCGCGACACGTAGCCGTCCTCGCTCTCGGGGTTGCGCAGCCGGGCCAAGACCCGCGCTGCGCGCTTGGACAGTGTCGACTCGGCCTTCTCCTGTGTCGTGCCGTAACCGGGCGTCATCAGTCCCCCTTCATCGTTCAGTAGCCTCCGTGTGTGTACGAGTAGGCCAGTGCAGCAATCGGCGAGCCGTAGCGGCCGCGGATGTAGTCGAGTCCCCAGCGGATCTGGACGAGCGCGCTGTGAAGCCAGCCGGGCCCCATCTTCGATCCCGGTAGGGCCTGAGGGATGCCATAAGCTCCGCTGCCGGCGTAGTTCCAGCGCGTGACGCACCAGCCGCTCTCGTTGTTCCAGAGGGTGTAGAGGGCGCACCACTGGGCACCGACCCAGCCGTGAGCCGCGGCGAGCATGCGCCCGAGTGCGACGGGGTTCCGCAGCAGGGACAGTAGGCGTCGGGACTGAGCAGTCCAGTGCTTGGCGAGGTGCTTGCAGGTGCGCCCGTAGCGCTGCCAGGCGGCAGCGTCTGGTCCGGCAGGTCGTACAGGTACCGCTCGGGGAGATCGACGTCCAAATTCATGAAGCGCGACGGCCAGTCGGGTTCGATCTCGCCTTGCCATCCTTGCCCAGTGTCGAGACCAACGGACAAGGTCTGGACCGGCCAGCGCGACCGCGGGTGTGGCGCTCGGACTCCCCGATGGGCTAGGCGTCGCTGATACCGACGCTGCAGGCGAAGGAGACGCGGAGTCTGCGTGTGCACTCGGCACAGCGAGCGCAGCACCAACCCCAAGGGCAACGCAAAGAGCAGCCAACAGGACCACGAGAAGATAGCGAGGGCGCATGAACGTCCTCCTGGATAGCTTCGAGTAGCCGGCTGGCGGCCAGCCCCCGCGAGCAAGTCATGCGCAGACAGCCGCGAGAGGCTCGAGTCGAGGTCGCGCCCACGAACGGTGCCGGCCGCAAAGGGGGAAAGGGCCGGCGAAGAGTCTCTGACCGACTGCCTGCGCATGAACAGAGGCTACGAGCAGAGATCATGGGCCCCTGAGGAGCGCTAAGCGCGGGGGGTCGTTCGGAGTCTAGGTGGTGGTCTTAGGCAGACGGGCCGTGATGACCTTGCAGCGAGCGCTCTGCAGGAAGCGGTAGCGGCCTGGCCTGGTGCGCAGCTCGTCGGATCCGCAGGCGTAGTAGACGCGCTGCGGGGCCTGCCCCTCTTCACCCCAGCGCTGGGCCTCGGCCTGTCCGCAGGCTGGACAGTGGTAGCGACCGTCGCGCTCGGGGAGGCCATCGCTGGTCATGGGCTCAGCCTACCACCAGAAACGTAGCCAGCGTTGGCAACCGGTTAAACTCGCCCCTTTCTCATGTAATCAGTGACAATAGCCGAAATAGACAACACAAGTAAACGATAGGGAGGACGCGGACACCATGCTCACACCAACGGAGAGACGAGAGCTCGAGGAGCTTCGCGAGAAGGCCAAGAAGCTCAATGGCCTGTACGTTGGCGACGCTTTGAAATACGCCCAGTTGCTGGGACAAAGGGGGCTCACGAAACCAAAGATCATGCTTGCCGCACGGCAGCATCGTCTGGGCGCCTTCCAGCCCAAGGGGGGCAAGTGGTGGGTCTTCCCGCTCGCCGGGCTTGAAGCTTACTACGGCTCAGAGAGGATGTCCGACGAAACGGCTTGACAGGTAGAACAGACGCTATAAAGTGTACTCACCAACACGCCGATAGGAGGTATAGACAGACAGACGAACGGATGTAGACTTCATCGCAAAGGGGAGCACATGAAAATTCACGAACGAGGGGGCGCCCTCCGTGCAGAAGTAGCGCCCCCCGGAGCCCACTCGGGACTCGTCGCACATCCTACACCGCGCCGCAGCGCAAGGCTCGTCGAGAGCCCCAGCGACCTCGCGGCCTTCACCCTGTTCGTCCTGTGCGTCGTCATCCCGACGATCGCCTGGGCGTGGCTGCTCATCTTGGTGGCCACGTCATGACCTTCGATGACGACAACCCCATCACCTACCGCGCGGTCTTCGACTGTGGCCACAGCGCCCGGTATGAGGCCGCGAACACAGAGGACATCGCCCTCCTGCAAGAGATTGCCTCGCAACGTCTCTGCGCCGAGTGCACGTACAAAATTGGCACTCACTCGCTCATGCTGCGGCATCGCGTCGAGGTGGCGTCATGAGCGCGCTTCGCCGCTTGCTCGTCTGGCCGCTGGTACTGGCCGCACTGCTGGCTCTGCGACTCGGGGCTATACGCCGGCAGGGGCGATTGCAATGAGCGTTCTCTTCGTTGACCACGATGGCACACTGTGTCCCCACTGCGGCGCCGACGACATCCGCGATCTTCCTGGAATCCCGACCCGCGCCGTCTCATGTGGCGAGTGCGGATGGTGTGGACCCCGCGATCGCCTGGTCAATGAGCAGGACCTGGCCGACTCCGCGGGCTGCCGAGAGTACCACGAGAGCGTGGACCGGGGGGTGGCATCGTGACGCTCGCCACCGGCCACGTCCTGACCTTCGACCCGGTCGAGCACCGCTACACCCTCGACGGGCGCTCGGTCCCCGGCGTGACCACGATCATCAATCAGACCATGCGCCGGCCGGAGCTCGAGCGCTTTCGCGAGTGGGTCGGCACGGAAGAGGCCGACCGCATCCGCGACGAGGCGGCAGAGCACGGCACCCTACTGCACGCTGCCGCCGCAACCATCGCGGCAGACCTCGAGGACATCCCGTTCGGCATGGACCCCGGCTTCGCCGAGAGCTACGCCGAGTTCAGCAACTGGTTCACGAGCCAGGTTGACGATGTGATCGCAACCGAGCTGCCCGTCTATGACGCGACGTGGTGGTACGCCGGCACAGCCGACGCCGTCGTAAAGCTCAAGGGCCGCAAGACGTACGACCTAGCGGATTGGAAGACCACCGCCAAGGTGTACGGCTCAGTGTTGATGCAGACCGCTGCCTATCGTCACGCAGCCACACAGATGCTCGACGTGAAGATCGGTGGTCGGATCGTCGTTCTGATCCCTCGCCGTCGCGTTGGCCAGGAACAGCAACCGCTGTCCGTGAACCGCCTCGACAACCACACCGCCGATTGGAACGCGTTCTGCCACGTGCTCAGCCTCTATCGCTGGCAAAGGAGCATGAAGTGACTCCGGTGCTGTGCCAGTGCGGATGCGGCAGACCCGCTCCGATCGCGAAACAAACCAGGTCAGCCCAGGGTCACGTGAAGGACAAGCCCGTGCGCTTTATTCGCGGTCACCACACTCGCAAGCACATCTCCTACGCAGTCGACCCGTCCACGGGCTGCTGGATCTGGGACCAGGACATTCATTCGAGGGGCTACGGCTGCATCGGGGGGCACCTCGCCCACCGCTTTGTCTACGAACAGATAGTCGGTCCGATCCCAGCGGGCCGCCAGCTTCACCACACGTGCGAGACCCGCCTGTGTGTGAACCCCCGTCATCTCGTTCCGCTCACCTATCACGAACACCGAGCGGTCCACGGATTTGAAGGAGCAAACTGACATGGCAACCCCAGCACAGAACCTGCCCGCCATCCTCACCGTCCCCGAGCTCGACCTCGAGCATCTCGACAAGGTGCGCGAGGTCGCCGAGCAGCTGCTCTACGACGCGCAGGACTTCCAGGTGACCGACGACGCCACCTACGCCGCGGCCATCGAGATCCACGACGTCCTGAAGCTTCGTGTCAAGGCGATCGAGACGCACCGCACCGAGCGCACCGGCCCCATCAACAAGGCCCTGCAGCTCATCAACGCCGACCACAAGACGGCGGCCGAGCCTCTCACCAAGCTCGTCACGCTGCTGTCGAGCCGCGCCGGCCGCTACTTCTCAGACAAGCAGGCGAAGGCCGAAGCCGAGGCTCGTCGCCAGGCCGAAGTGCTGGCCCGCCGTCAGGAGAAGGCCGCCGCGAAGGCCATGGAGCGTGGCGAGGAGGTCACACCCATCGTGGCCGCTCCCACGCCCATGGTGGTCGCGCCTGAGAAGACCTCGCGCAGCGCGGAGGCCACCGGTACCTGGCGCGACAACGTGACCTTCGAGATCACAGACGAGAGCCTCATCCCTCACGAGCACGCGGGCGTGAAGCTCTGGACGCTCGACCTGGTCGCGATCCGCAAGTTGAACAACGCCGGCGTCGAGATCCCCGGCGTCAAGCGGGTCGTCGAGAAGGTCCGCGCCACGAGGGGGTTCTGACGATGGCCACCGGACTGTTCCGCACCGCGCAGCGCCGCAAGGCCAAGCTGCGCCTCGGTCTCGACGGGCCCTCGGGCTCGGGCAAGACCTACTCCGCCCTGAAGATCGCCTACGGCATCACGGGCGACTGGGCCAAGATCGCCATGATCGACACCGAGCACGGCTCGGGCGACCTCTACGCCGAGGAGCTCGGCCCGTACAAGATCCTGACCTTCGACCCGCCTTTCCAGATCGAGCGCTACATCAGGGCCATCAAGGCCGCCGAGAAGGAAGGCTTCGAGATCATCATCATCGACAGCCTGACCCACGCCTGGGCCGGCACGGGTGGGCTGCTTGACCTCCACGACGCCGCCACCGAGGCGAGCGCCAAGAAGAACAGCTACGTGGCCTGGCGCAACGTCACGCCGCTGCACAACGAGCTGATCGACACCATCCTGCAGAGCAGCGCTCACGTGATCGCCACCATGCGCACGAAGGTCGAGTACTCGCAGGAACGCGACGAAGAGGGCCGCTCGGTCGTTCGCAAGCTGGGCATGAAGCCGATCCAGCGTGAGGGCATGGACTACGAGTTCACGCTGGTCTTCGATCTCTCACGCGAGCACGTGGCCACGGCCTCCAAGACGCGCATCAGCGAGTTCGACTCATGGATCGGCGTGCCCGACGAGTCGACCGGCGAGCAGCTGCTCGCCTGGCTTGAGATGGGCGTCGATACCGCGGCGCCAGCGCCAGTCCTACCTGTCGAGACCGAGCCCTCCGCGCCGGCGGCTGTCGCAGGCAACGGCAAGCCCAAGACCATCGGCCCCGACGAGGTCGCCAACATCGAGGCGATCATCGCCGAGAAAGGCCGCACGGTCTCCGGTGTCGTGGCCTCGCTGAACCGTCACGGCGTCTGCCCGGGTGAGCTGGAGACCATCCCGATCGCCGCCTACGAGGACGTGGTCAACAACCTGCGCGACCTCAAGCCCGTCGCGCAGGCCGCTCCAGAGCCTCAGGAGGCCCCGGCCGCACCAGCAGTCGCCGAGGCGCCCACGGCGGTGCAGGCGGCCACAGAGCCGTCACAGCAGGCCGAAGCGCAGGCCGCCGTCGAGACCGCCGGCCTTGACCCCGACGACACGGCGTTCCTGCAGGGCTGCGACGACGACGCCAAGGCGGCCCAGAAAGCCAACGAGCCCGAGAAGGGCGGCGGCACGATCGCTTCACGCCAGCTGCAGCAGCTCGGCATCATCTGCTCCCACCTCGAGAGCGCCGGAATCATGTGGCAGCCGATCGCCACGAGCGTCATCAAGCGCGCCTTCGAGAGCCGCAAGGAGTTCAGCTTCGAGGAGGGCCAGGCCGTCATCAAGACCCTGCGCTCGATCGAAAAGACGCTGCCTGAAGAGGCGAAGGCATCATGAGCGGGTTCTCTCTCACGCGCCCCGACAAGCTGCCCGACCCGCTGCCGATCGCCGTGGTGGCCTCACTCCAGGGCGTCTCACCGGTGACGGTCTACGCATCGTGTCACCGCTTCATGGCGGCCGCTCACAACGACGACATCGAGGCGATGCGTCACGCCATCCCCTGCTACATGGAGGGCGGCGGCACGGATGCCGCCGGCAACCGCAAGGGCGGCCGCATCATCATCCCGCGCGACGCCTTCCTGGCCTACCACCGTACGGCCACGCTGGGCGTGGCGACCATCAAGGAGCTGTACGGGGACCCGCCCAAGCACATGACCATCGAAGAGTTCGACGCCGAGATCGCCAGGCTGGAGAAGGAAATCACAGAGCGACAGGGCGGTGAGGCGGCATGAGCGTGGTGGTTGCTCCGTACCAGGCCTACAAGAATCTCTCGCCGGCCACTGAACGTGCTCTACGCGCGAGCGTCAAGCGATTCGGCATCCTCGTACCCATGGTCAAAGACCAGCACGGGAACGTTCTGGACGGCCACCAGCGCGCCCGACTGGCCAGCATCCTCGGCGTCGAGTGTCCGAGCGTCACACGACAGGTTGCCGACGAAGACGAGGCCCGCGAGATCGCCCGGACCCTGAACGAAGACCGCCGTTCAATGCCGAAGGAACAGCGGCTGCCAGTCGTGCAGGCACTGCGCGAAGAAGGCCACTCCATCCGCGCGATCGCGGGGGCGGTGGGGGTGGACGTGCACACCGTGCACGACGATCTCTCAGGTGTTGGGACCCCAACACCTGCCGCCACTCACGGCCTCGACGGCAAGAGCTACCCGGCCCGCCGCACCAAGACGACCACGCCACACGAACCCGCGACACCCGTCAAGCACGACAGGAGCCGTGCGGCCGTAGCGGCACGCCATGAACGCATCCGTGGACTGGCGGCGGAGGGGCACACGGCCGCACAGATCGCTGACCTTGTCGGTCTAGCTCCCGAGGGCGTCAAGATGGCCGCCAAGCGAGACGGAATCAATCTGGCGGCGGACACCGTGATGCACCACACCCGCCAGCCAAAGGTCGAGCACATTCTTTCCAGGACCGTCGACAATCTGCGAGCTGAGGCAGCCAGCCTGAGCCTGCTGCCTGAAAACTACAGCGTTGAGCCCGTGCAGGCTCGCGAATGGGCGCAATCCCTCTACGAGTCACGCACGGCGATCACACGTCTGCTGAACAGACTGAGGAGCATGGGAAATGAGTGACAACGATCTCTGCGGTCGCACGACATTCGAGCACGTCCGCCTCCAGGATATGCGGGTCGTGCCGCACTGCCAGCGCGAGAACAAGGAGGCGTTTCAAGCTTCCCTCGCGGAACGAGGGTTCGACCTCGACCTCTTTCACGTCCCGGTTCTTAGTCAGCGCGGGGAGGTCTACCACGTGCTGGATGCCCAGCAGAGGATCGGAGCCCTGCGCAACTGGCTCGGAGCCGGATGGGAGACGCAGCGCGTCTACTGTCAGGTGTATCACGGCCTGACTGATGAAGAGGAAGCTGCGATCTTCCTTGATCTCAACTATCACCTGAACGTTTCGGCCTTCGACAAGTACGACAAGGCTGTGGTCGCGAGGCGCGAACCGGAAGCGACTATCGACGTCATCGTAAGGGCTTGCGATCTTCACGTGGCGCGTACGCGCGGTTCCAAGTGTATAGGGGCGGTCGACGCTATCCGCAAAGTCTATGTCTCTGGGAACCGTCAGATTCTCGCCAAGACGCTGTGCATTCTCTATGACGCCTACGGTGATGCGGGGCTCGAAGGTTGCCTAATCAAGGGCTTCGGGATGCTCTGCCAGCGATACAACGGGTCTCTCGATAAGGATGCCGTTGTCGCCAAACTGTCGGCCAGGAAGATGGGCGTCAAGGAGCTTCTTCAGAACGCCGCGACCCTGAAGGAAAAGACCGACTGCCAAAAGCCCGTGGCGATAGCTGCTGCTGCGGTCGAGATCATCAACGCCGGCAAGGGCGGCAAGAAGCTCCCGTCGTGGTGGCGTGTCGACAGTCACGATGGTGAGGCTTCGTCATGAGCGTCGTCTGCGAGTACCCCAGCCTCTGTATCGACGGCGAGCGCCTGCGCGTCGAGCGCACCGGCCGCGGTTGCTATGAGCTGTGTCGCCTCGACAAGCGCGGCCGGCGCATCCGGGCCATGACGATGCAGATCTCGCGCACCACGGCGTTCGACCACCTGATGGTGGCGCGCAGCCGCAAGGGCAGCGTGATCGGCGAGCTTGACCCGCCGGATCTCGTCGCATGAGCCCCGCGGCACCAGCGGAGATCACCGAACTCGTCACCGGCATCTACCGCGGCCAGACACACCGCCTCACGCAGTACGTGCGGGCTTTCGGCTATGCGGCCGACCTGCTGGCGCAGTTCGGGCCGTTCGAGACGCCCGAGCAAGCACGCGCCTTCTGCCTCAAGCTCGCCGATCGGCGAGCACGGCGCACTGACAAGGAGACCTGATGGCTCGCTCTCTCAACACCGTGATCCTCAGCGGCTACCTCGGCCGCGATCCTGACATGCACACCTTCGACAACGGCGACCAGGTCACGACCCTGCGCCTGGCCGTGAGCAATGCCAAAAAGCAGGGCGACGAGTGGGTCGACGACACGCTCTGGGTGGACTGCAAGGTCTACGGCGCTCGTGCCGAGTCCGTGGCGCAGTACCTGGTCAAGGGCAGCTTCGTGATGGTCGAGGGCTCACTGGGTCAGCCGCGCAGCTGGGACGGCGACGATGGCGTGAAGCGCTTCACCATGGTCGTCAATCGCTGCAACGTGATCTTCGGGCCCAAGGCCGAGAGCAACGGCGGCGGTGGTCAGAGCCGCGCCGCCGCGGCGCCGGCGGCCGCCAGTACTGGCGGCAACATGTTCGACGGTGACGACCAAGACATTCCCTTCTAGACGAGGAGTTCGGTCATGCCACGCAAGAAGTCCACAGCCACCACCGACGCCCCCACGGCCGTCGAGACAGAGGCCATCACCGACGCCGTCGAGGCGGCCGTCGAAGAGCTGGAAAACGGTGTCGATAATATCGACGCCGAACCCACACCTGTCGTCGCCTGCATCGGCGAGGACTGCGAGCAGTTCGGCCACGACAAGGCCGACCGCGACGTCTGTCTGGCGGGTCCGACCACGGGAGAGGGCTTCCCGGCTACTGAGGCGGGGCTCGCTTGCCTCGCGACGCCGGTCCCCAAGGTCGTGCACTGCATCGGATCCAACTGCCGGCACTACTCGATCGAAGTGCTGGAAGACGGCTCGGAGCGCCTGCTCTGCTGCGCTCTGCCCGACGAGCCGCCCACCGAGCTGGAGATCGGCGAGGAGCCGGGTGAGACGGCTGTCTGCATCGCTCCCACCCTCATGATGATGTTCGAGGGATGGGAGAAGCTCGTCGAGCACGACAACGGCCAGCTCGCTGTTGACGTGGACACAGACGACGACGTGCGCGACCAGGTGCGCGAGCGGCTGTTCAACGACGTGCTGAAGGCGCAGGACGCCGTCTCCAAGGCGGTCGACAAGCTAGGCGACGCCAGACAGGCACAGCGCGCGGCCGAGACGTTCCTGGAGAAGTACGACGCCTGGCAGGCCGACGTCACGGCGACGATCACAGAGCTCAAGGCTGAGCTACGCGAGCAGGGATCCGATGTGAACGACACGTCGCTTTCGAACGAGGATGTCAACCAGGACGAGGCCGAGGGCGGCGAGAGCGACGACACCTACCCCGGTAACATGCTCGAGCCCGGCGACATGGGCTACTCCGATGACGACCCCGGTGAGAAGGCGCTGGCCAACGAAGAGCCGGCCGACGCCGAGTCATGAGACCGACACCCTGCCCCGCCTGCGATGGCGACGGGCGGATCCCCGACAAGACGGGTGGCGGCCATCACGGCCGCTGCCCGGAGTGCCTTGGGACGGGCGTCGAGATCGTGGTGAACAACGTCATGAAGCCAGTCCCGGTCGACCTCATCTCCTACGCGCGGATCCCCAAGCGCGAGCGTATCTGCGACGACGACGTGCCCCAGTACCGTCTCTACATCCGCGGCGTGCCGGGCGGCCTGGGTGCCGGCTACACCAACATCCTGGTCGTCAGGATCTCCGAGGGCTGGTACCTCATCGACCGCAAGCGCGGCGGCAGCGTCGTCCATCACTGGGACGAACGCGGCTTCAGCCCCTGCGTCTACCACAAGACGCGCGCAGCTGCGGCGGCGGAGATGCACCTGGCGCCGGAGTTCATCCCGGAGAATGTGCGCGAGTACCTCGCGGGCGTGACGCCATGAACGCCATCGGCTGGTGCGACGAGACGCTCAACCCGATGACGGGTTGCACGAAGGTCAGCGAAGGGTGTCTTAACTGCTACGCGGAACGGATGGCGCGGCGGTTCGAGAAGCCGAAGTGTCCAAACCCCGTCTGCGGCGATGAGTGTGGACCAGACTGCTACTTCCGGCCCACCTTCCACCCCGAGCGCCTCGACAAGCCGCTGCACTGGCGCAAGCCGCGGAGGATCTTCGTGGACTCGATGAGCGACCTGTTTCATGAGGCGTTCACCTGGGATCAACGCTGGGACGTCCTCGACGTCGTCGAGAGCTGCCCACAGCACACATTCATCGTGCTCACGAAGCGGGCGCAGGCCATGCACGACTTCTTTGCTGCCAACGAAGACAGGCAGGGCTGGCCGCCGGCCAACCTCTGGCTCGGCGTCACCGTCGAGAACCAGGCCCGCGCCGACGAGCGCATACCGATCCTGCTCGACACCCCGGCGGCGGTGCGGTTCGTCTGCTGCGAGCCCTTACTGTCCGGTGTCGACCTGAGCGACTACATGCACGACTCGGTCTGTAACCCGGTGCGCCGTGAGAGCGGCTTGTGCATCTGCTCTGAGCCGCGAGAGCGTCACGTCGACTGGGTCATCGTCGGCGGCGAGAACGGTCCGGGCGCACGGCCGATGCAGCTGGAGTGGGCGCTCGACCTGGTCGACCAGGTCCACCGCGCCAACGTACCTGTGTGGTTCAAGGGCTGGGGGTCCGCGTCAACGCCACCACCGTTCAAGCCTTACACGCAGCTGGTGGCGATCCGCGAGCTGCCCGCGGTGGGTGCGGGATGAGTGACGCGGTCTACGAGCGGTTTCTCGCCGACCGCATCACGATCGACCACGGCGACGGGTTCAAGGTCGACGAATCGGACGTCAACCCGATGCTGTTCGACTTCCAACGGGCGCTGGTGGCGTGGGCCTGTGAGAAGGGCCGCGCCGCCATCTTCGCCGACTGCGGCCTTGGCAAAACACCGATTCAGTTGGAGTGGGCGCGGCTTGTTTGCGAGCGTGCGGGCGGCATCGTCCTCATCGTGGCGCCGCTGGCCGTGGCTGAACAGACCGCTCGTGAGGGCGTCAAGTTCGGCGTGCCGGTCAACGTCTGCCGCACCGGCGAAGACATCACGCTCGGCGTCAACATCACGAACTATGAAATGCTGGGCCACTTCACGCCGGACGCCCTGGCCGGCATCGTTTTGGACGAGTCGTCCATTCTCAAGAGTTACGACGGCAAAACGCGCAGCGAGATCATCGCATTCGCCGAGCGGCTGCCCTTCCGGCTGGCCTGCACGGCAACGCCAGCGCCGAACGATCCCGCCGAACTCTGCAACCACGCCGAGTTTCTCGGCATCATGACCGAGAGCGAAGTCAAGGCGCTGTACTTCACCACGGACGGCACGACGACGCGCTGGCGTCTCAAAGGCCACTCGCACGAGGACTTCTACCGATGGATGGCGTCGTGGGCCGTAGCGATGCGCAAGCCATCCGACCTCGGATTTAACGACGGCGCGTTCGAGTTGCCAGCCCTAACCGTCGAAGAGGTCGTGGTTGAGGGGACGAACATCACTCCAGACGCTCTGTTCACGTCCGAGCGTATCGACCTCAACGAGCGTCGCAAGGCGCGCAAGGCATCACTAGAGAACCGCGTCTACGCGGCGGCTTCGCTGGCCAACACGGCGCCGGGTCCGTTCATCTGCTGGTGCGACCTGAACGCCGAATCCGACGCCCTCACGGCCGCCATCCCAGACGCCGTGGAGGTACGCGGATCGCAGTCGCCACAAGAGAAGGCCGCACGCATCCTGTCGTTCATCGACGGCGATCACCGCGTGCTGGTCAGCAAGCCGTCAGTCGCGGGATTTGGCCTGAACCTTCAGCACTGTTCCGAGATGGCGTTCGTCGGCCTGTCTGACAGCTACGAGCAGTTCTATCAGGCCATGCGGCGCTGCTGGCGATTCGGCCAGACGAAGCCGGTGACGGCCTATGTGGTCACGTCCGACGCCGAAGGCGCGGTAGTGGCCAATGTGAAGCGCAAGGAGAGAGAGGCGACCAAGTCCATGGATCTGATCGTGAAACACACCCGAGATGCCGTGTCGGGTCGCGCCGGCCGTCAAGAGGCGACCTACCAGGAATGCATCGAGGAGGGTGACAACTGGACGATGATGATGGGCGATTGCGTCGACGTGACCAAGCGCATCGACGACGAATCGGTCGACTTGTCAGTGTTCAGCCCGCCGTTCCCCGGCATGTACACCTACTCGAACAGCGTGCGAGACATGGGCAACGCGGCCGGCATCGACGACCTCATGGCCCACTTTGCGTTCCTGGCTCCCGAGCTGCTGCGCGTGACCAAGCCGGGCCGCTCGTGTTTCGTCCACCTGACACAGTACGTCGCCCACATCAACTCGGACGGCTTCGCCGGGCTCAAGGACTTTCGTGGCCGCACGATTGAGATGATGCAGGCGGCCGGCTGGCGCTACTACGGCGAGATCACGATCGACAAGAACCCCCAAGTCAAGGCCATCCGTACGAAAGACCGCGGCCTGCTGTTCAAGACGCTGGCCAACGATTCGTCGATGATGCACGTCGCATTGCCAGACTGGGTCCTGCACTTCCGCAAGGACGGCGACAACGCCGCGCCGATTCGAGCCGGTATCTCGGAGAAGTACGACAACCCGCACGGATGGATCACGCAGGAGGAGTGGATTCGCTGGGCACGACCGATCTGGTACGCCCAAGACTGGGCACCTGACGGGGACGGCATCGGCGAGACCGACGTGCTGAATGTCACGGTGGCCCGCGAGTCGGCCGACGAACGACACATCTGCCCCCTGCAACTGCCCGTCATCGAGCGCATCGTCAAGCTCTGGAGCGCGCCCGGAGAGATGGTGTTCAGCCCGTTTGCCGGCATCGGATCTGAGGGCCATGAGGCCGTCCGGCTCGGGCGTCAGTTCACCGGCATAGAGCTCAAGGAAAGCTACTGGCGCACGGCCTGTCGCAACCTGCGCGATGCCGAGACGATGCTCGATTGCGGGACGCTGTTCGATGCCAGTTGAACCGACCATCGGCGAGGGCGTGATCGTCGAGGCCTACTACCCCGTCGACGGGCGAATGGCGAACTGGTGGACTCTGCACTATGGTTCCGAGTTCGTCGGCATCACGCACCGAGGGTCCGGTCAGCGCATGATTATCCCACGTCGGGCGTTCGACGTGCTGATCGCTAAATTGCGGGATGCGGACGGGTTTTCGTGACTGTCTCTCTCGACGAACTGCTGACCCGCCTCGAGGCCGTCAAGAAGGCCGGCAACGGCTTCGTGGCGCGCTGCCCAGCCCATCAGGACCGCTCGCCTTCACTGACGGTCGGCGAAGGCACTGACGGGCGGATCCTAATGAAGTGTCAAGCAGGTTGTGAGACGCCCGACATCTGCGCGCGACTCAACCTCACGATGGCCGACCTGATGCCCGAGAAGCCCTCGGGCAACGGCTCAGGGAAGCTCGACATCATCGCCACCTACGACTACTCAGACGAGCACGGAAAGCTGCTCTACCAGGTCTGCCGCCTCTCGCCGAAGTCGTTTCGTCAGCGTCGACCACAGGGTGAGGGTTGGACCTGGAAGCTCGGTGACGTGACCCGCGTGCTGTACCGGCTGCGAGAGGTGCTCGACCAGGCCGATCGCGGCGGTGTCGTCTACGTCGTCGAGGGCGAGAAGGACGTCGCAGCTGTCGAGCAGGCGGGCGGGGTGGCGACCTGCAACTCGGGCGGCGCCGGCAAGTGGCGCGACGAGTACTCTGCGGCGCTGAAGGGCGCCCAGGTCGTCGTGGTGGCCGACAACGACGAGCCGGGACGCAAGCACGCGGCGCAGGTGGCGGCCTCGCTGAAAGACGTGGCGGCCTCTGTGGCCGTCGTCAGCGCCGCGGTGGGCAAGGACGCGGCCGACCATCTGGCGGCCGGCAAGACGCTCGAGCAGTTCGTCAAAGAGGGCGACCCGACGCCGTCCGTGTTCATCGACTGGCCCGAGTTCTGGACGACCGACTTCGGCAAGACGGAGTGGCTCTACGACGAGGTCCTGGCGCGCGGCCGAGCTCACGTCATCTACGCCGCCCACAAGGAAGGCAAGAGCCTCTTCTGCCTGTCGGTCGCGGCCAAGCTTGCCACCGGCGACGAGCCGGTGGTGTGCGTCTACCTCGACTACGAGATGACGCCGGCCGACCTGCGCGAACGCCTCGACGACATGGGCTACGGGCCCGGCAGCGACTTCTCCCGCCTGCGCTACTGGCTACTGCCCATGCTACCGCCGCTCGACACGGTCGCCGGCGGGGTCGAGCTTTGCAAGCTCATCAGCGAGGTCGCGGCGCAGTTCCCCGACCACCACATCGTGACCTTCTTCGACACCATGGGTCGAGCGGTGGTCGGCAAGGACAACGACGCCGACACGATCCGCGCGTTCTACAACTTCACGGGCCTGCAGCTCAAGCGGATGGGCATCACCTGGGTCCGGCTCGACCACGAGGGCAAGGACGTCACTCGCGGCCAGCGTGGTACGTCCGCCAAGGGCGACGACGTCGATGTGACCTGGCGGCTCACCAAGAACGAGAGCGGCATCACCCTGCACCGTGACTCAGCGCGCATGGCGTGGGTGCCCGAGCGAGTCGTCTTCAGCCAGGCAGAGGACCCGCTCACCTACACGCGCTCGACCTCGGATTGGCCGCTTGGCACGGGCGAGGTCGCCAACATCCTGGACCGCCTCAAGGTACCCGAGGATGCCACCGTAAAGGTCGCCCAGGCGGCCCTGAGAACGATCGACGAACAGCGCCGCAGAGCAGTCGTCGGAGCGGCCCTGCGATGGCGCAAGGCACGGACCGACTCAGGCGTGGGAACCGCTGCGGGAACCGCCCGGAACCGTTCCGAGCCGGTTCCCGGAACCGACGAAGAGACCTTTGACTTTTGAGACTGGGAACCGCTTGGGAACTGCCCGGAACCGCTTTGCGCGGCATGAGGGGCCAGAGGGTCACCCCTTTAGGGGTGCCCCTGCCCAGCCGGAACCGGGACAAGAAATGCTTGCCTGCGACTCGCTTCGAATCCCGACCTCGCGGCGGGGGTGCCGCGATCTGGCCGGGCGACTCACAAGAGGCGGCGCGCTATGCGTCGCGAGGAGGGACCATGCCTGACGACACACACACCATCGACTCGGACGCGGCACGCGTCGCGGCACACCTGCCCATGCACCTGCCCGGCGACCTCGCGGAGCGCTGCCCGCTGTGCGCCTTCCTGCGGATCCTCGCGATCGCTCGCGAGGCGGAGGGCTGGAAGTTCGCGGCTGAGCACACGCCGGGCATCGGCGGCGACGGGCCCATGGAGCGCGACGCCGAGGAGGTCGACGAGATGCTGCGGTTTGCGGCTCACGGCGAGAAGGGTGGGGAGTGATGCCTAGCATCAACGCAGATTTGGACGCAGCCCTCGTGGGTTGCAAGGAACGCGCCGCCGAGTTCAACGACAAGCCCGGCTGGCGTCCGATGAGCGAGTGCGACGAGCGGGACATCATCCCCTTTATCGAGCGCGTAGAGGACAACGCCTATGCCGCAAAGCGCGAATTCGGACTGTTCCGCGGCACGGAGAAGTATCACGCGGACGACGTGCTGAGGGACCTGCGCGACGCGGCGAACATGGCCCTGCTCGCCCTGAGCATCCTGGAGCGTGAGTCATGACCGACCACACCGCCGACCCCATCAGTGAGGCCCGTGAGCGGGGGCTGCTGCCGAATGGCGGCATAGACGAACTACTCGCCGCAATCTCTATCAACCACCACGGCGACGCCCCGCGCGAGCTGGCCACACTCAAAGCGCGCAGGCAGCTCAACGCCCTCGCCGCCCGCCTGCTGGAGCTGCTGGGGGAGAACGAGCGGCTGAGCAAGTCTCTCCACATGCACCGTCATCATGTCGCCCTCCGCGAACTCGTCTGGGACCTGGACGCCGGCATGACGCTGATGAGGTTCGACGCCCGCTGCAACGCCCACCCCACGGAGCCGACGACATGAGTGACGAGGTGCACGGCGTGGTGCCCGTCCGGCCACAGGGCACCAACTCGACCATGTTCACGTCCTGCTGCCATGTCGCCATCTGCGATGACCAGACCCGCTGTCCAGTCTGCGGAGACTTCATCGTCGGGCACGACGCCAGCAGCGACCATGAGCGCGGGCAGGTTCGCTGGCGGTATGCAACCCGGCACTGGAGAAGGGACAAGCCATGAGCGACATCGACGAAGCCCTCGAAAAGCTCAAAGAAGTCGACATCCAGACGTGGAGCGACCTCAGCTATTGCCTGAAGTCCGTGGCTGGAAGGGTCGCCGCCCGCCTGCTGGAGCTGGACGACGAGAACAAGCGGCTGAAGGTCTGCGGCAACTGTCAGCACATGAACTGGTGCGGCATGGACGTCGTGACCGAGGACAACAAGAAGTACGTCCAGGATGGCGCGGTCGGCTGGTGTCTGGCAGGCGAGATAGCACCGCGCGTCATCCCCGACGCCCACCCGAACCAGCGTTGTGTCTTCAACCCGCCGCGTTGGGCCGCCCACGCCCCCGACGAAGGCGGCGAGGGATGAGCCGACTCACGAGTTGCGTGCTCGCCTGGGCATCAGGGTTCGGCGTGGCGGGGGGGTTCGCCTTGTTGACCACTCCGCGCTACGACGTCGTGTCTGGAGCGACGCTCATCGCGGCCGGATGGGCTGCCGGGCTCTTCGCGATAGTCGTCGCCGCTGGAGATCGCTTCCGATGACCGCCCGCATGACCGTCGAGCAGTTCCGCCGCGCGAATGCCATCGAAGACGAGGCGGGCGTCATCCAGGTCTGCCGTCAGGTCGCCCACCGCGCCGGCGTCGTGCTCGAGGAGATCGGCCAGCGAAAAGCGAAGGGCAGCGGCACCACGATCGGCTTCCCGGATCTCGCGCTGTCGTGCGACGGCTGGTGGGTGCCGCTCGAAGGCAAGTTTCGCGCCGAGGTCTCCGAGGCTCAGTACCTGCTCGCCGTCTGGAAGCGCGAGCAGGGCGTCGACACGGCGCGCATCACGAGCGGGCAGGACCTGGCTGATGTGATCGGGTTCTGTCGGCGGCATCCGCGCGAGCGTCTGCTGCTGCCGCACAGCCTCGTCGACTACGTCGAGGGGAAGCGGCGGTGACGCGCGTCTGCCGCGACCAGGACTGCGACACGATCCTGCGCTCCGACAACGACACCGGCTACTGCTCACTGCACGAGCGCCCGGCAGCCGTCGAGGCCATCGTCTGCTACCTCGAGGGCGAAGAGCTCGCCTGTGTCGTCGCCGGGCTGCTGCTCGTCCACCGCGGCCTGCGCCCGGGCGAGCCGGTAATCCTTCAGAGCGAGCTGCGTCGGCTAGGCATCGAGGCGACCACTGAGCAGATCCACAACGCCACCCGCGGCCTGCCTCGTCGCGGGCTGGCGCTCTTCACCAAGGAGCGCGAGGCCGGCTACACTCTGCGGGAGTGGCTTACGCCGGGCCAGGCGATGATGCGGGCAGCGCGGCAGAATGATGAGGACCACAAGCTGTTGCCGTCTGTTGCCGAAGCCGACCACAAAGGCGGACAGAGTGATGGACAGAAATGACGGCCAGTCAGTCGTTTCCCCTGCAAACGGCAAGACTCTTGGTGACATTCTGTAGGCTCTTGATCGGTATTCTCACGTGACGGTCGACATGCAAGACACGGCTGCCGAGGCCACCGACGCCCTGCTGGCGCCGCTACTGCGCTTGGCTTAGACGTTCAGGGCTCCTCAGGGCGGAAAAAGTTTGGCGCGCACCATGGCGCCATGGACCCCACTGAGAAACCCAAGCACAGACACGCCGATAGAGTACCTGCCGCTGTCGTCTCCGCTCGCACCGAGGACATCCTGCCGCTCGTCACGGACGGGGCCTCGCGTCGCGAGATCCTCGCCTGGGTGAGGGAGAAGACTGTCTGGGGTCACGACATCTGCGATCGCACCATCGAGAACTACATGGCTAGAGCCAACCGTCTGATCCTGAAACGCTCCGAGGGCAGCGCCGAGTGGTACACCTCGCAGGCGCTGGAGCGCTATCAGCGCCTCTTCTGGCGGGCCTCGAAGAAGGGCGAGCTCGGCGAGTGCCGCCAGATCCAGGCCGAGATCGTCAAGCTGCTGGGCCTCTCCAAGCCGGAGCGGCGCATCATCACCATCGAGGACTTCGACCACGAGATCGAACGCCTGGAGGCCGAGCTTGCTCGTCGCTCCACAGAGAAGTAAGAGCGACATCGAGCGCCGACTGGCGGCGCTGCGTGTCCGTCGTGAGCTCTTCACCGAGGTCAGGGAGCAGATGGCCATCGTGCCCGACCCCGACATTCCCGACGAGCTCGACTTCATCGCTTCACTGAAGATCGAGGACAAGGTCTCCGGCGGCCTCATCCCCTTCGATCTGTGGGACTGCCAGCGTGACCTCGTGGCGCAGCTGCGAGAATACTCGCGTCTGCTCGCGCTCAAGAGCCGCCAGCTCGGCGTGACCTGGACCGTGCTTGCCCATCTGCTCTACCTCGGCACCTTCTGGGGCGATCGCCTTTTCCTCATTGCGAGCCAATCCGGCGACGACGCGATCGATGCCCTGCACCGCCTGCGCATTCTGCACGCCTCGATCCCGCTGCACTTGCGCCCAGAGATGATCAAGAACAACACCGAGGAGATGGCGTTCGCCAATGGCTCACGCTACGAGTCGGGCAAGGCGACGCGGCGCTACGGTCGTTCGAAGGCACCGTATGCGATCCTCGCCGACGAGATCGCCTTCTGGGAGTGGGCGGCCGATCAGTTCGCCTCGCTCGACGCCGCGGAGCGTATCTATGCCGTCACCACCGGCAACGGGCCCGATGACTACACCCACAAGCTCTGGCGCCGCGCCGAGGCCGGCGAGGGCAAGTGGAAGACGGTCTTCTACCCCTGGTCGGCTCATCCCGGCCGCGACGATGACTGGTATCGCCTCAACGTCATCGAGGCACCTGAGCCGCGTCTGGCACATCGCGAGTACGCCGCCACGGCCGAGGAAGCCTTCGCCGCGCCAGAGGGCATCTACTTCCAGCGCTGGTCGGAGATCAACAAGGTGGCCATGAAGCCGCAGCACAACTGGGATACCTGGCGCGCGGTGGACTTCGGCTTCCACTGGCCGGCCTGTCTGTGGGTGCAGGAGTCTCCGTCGGGGCAGCCGGTCGTGGTCGCCGAGCTCGCCGGCCGCGAGGCCTTCGACTGGACCACCGAGGAGTTTGCCGACAACATCCTGGCCAAGGAGGCCACGCTCGGCCTGGTCAAGCCGGTCCGTGCCACCTTCTGCGATCCGGCCGGCAAGGGCGTCAACCCGCAGACTGGCGAGAGCGAGTTCGCCGTCTTCGCTGCCAAGGGCCTGGGCCCCACCGGGGAGACGTCGTCGGTGCGCGACGGCTGCGTGCGCGTTATCGACGCGATCTCTGATCCGAGTCTTCCGCTGATCGTCTCTGACGCCTGTCCCTGGCTGCGCGAGGCTCTGGGGTCAGTGGCGCCCGACAAGCACAAGCCCGACATCTACAACGATGACTCGGTCTACGACCACGTGCTCGACACGCTGCGCTACTACTTCGTCAATCGGCCGCGGTCAAGGTGTGTTTACCATCCGCCTGACTACTCACTGAACGAGACGGTGACGGCCGCCTGGTAGTCAGGCAGCGGCCTTCAGCTTGCGGTACGCCTTCGTGCCGCTGACGATGGCCACCAGCAGCGCTGCGATGCCGACGTAGCAGGCGATGTGCGCCACGGCCGTCCAGATGTTGGTCGGCGGCACGTAGGCCACCTTCATCATGAAGCTGTCGGCGGCGTTGGGGTCGCTCTGCGCTGGCATGAGAGCGCCGGCGATAAAGAACGTCACGATGCTGGCGGCCGTCAGGGCCAGCGACGAGTAGAAGATCATCCGCACTTGCTCGAAGTCCATGGTCCCTCCCGTTTGTGCTGTTCGTTGCGTTTGATGCTCTTCGTATCGGCTGCCTGAATCCCAGACTTTAGCTTCAGACTCTCTGCGTGCGCTTAGGGCTCCTCAGGGGCAGAAGGTGCCCTCTGCCAACCTGCTGGCGTGGCCGATGCAAACTGCTCGCCAGGAACGGCAGCCGCCGGAGCGCCTAGTGCGACTCCGGCTTTGCCGTCTCCGGAAGTGCCTCACGCTCACGAGCTCCACCTCTCCCGTCTGACGGTCACCGAGCGCATCGCGCTCAAGGTCGCCGCGGTGTTCGGGTCGGTGCCGATGTTCGTCGGCTGCGCCCTGTGGCTCTCGCTGGCCTTCATCGTGCCTTCCCTTCGGTCGCTGGTCTTCTTTGTCTCGTCTGCGGTTATCCAGTTGCTCGCCCTGCCGCTCCTCGGCGTCGCCAGCAACCTGCTCTCCAAGCAGTCCGAGGCCCGCGCCGACGCCGACTACCAGGTCAACGTCCAGGCATACCAGGACACCGAGGCCATTCTCGCGGCGATCGCCGCCCTCAACGCGAAGCTGGAGGGGCTCGATGGCGGTTCCTGACCTCTCCGTCTACCTGCCCAAGGACGGCAAGCCCGACCTCAAGGAGCGCGGCGACACCGGCATGGGCTACTGGGGCTGGGTGTCGCCCGGCACCGAGCGCCGCATCCGTGAGATCGAGTACCTGTCGCGGCTGCGCGGCATGCAGGCGTACAAGGTCTACGACCGCATGCGGCTCTCCGATCCCAAGCTCTACGGCCTGCTGGCTGCCGTTGACCTGCCGATTCTGAAGGCCGATCCGCGCATCGAGTCGGCCGACAAGAAGAGCGACGAGGCCAACAAGCGCGCCGAGTTCGTCAAGAGCGTGCTCCTCGAGCGCATGTGCTACCCCTGGCGTTCGACTCTCGAGGAGATCCTGCTGTACCGCCCGCTGGGCTACAGCGCCTTCGAGATCATCTGGAAGGTCGAGGACGGCGACGTCATCATCGACCGCCTCGCCTACCGGCCGCCCGAGACCATCTGGTGGATCTGGGGCCAGGACGGTCGCATCAGCCACGTCGAGCAGATCATCTTCGGCCACTGGCTGACTATCGACGGCTCGAAGCTGCTGTGGTTCACCCACAAACGTGAGGGCGAGAACTGGCGCGGCCGGCCCATCCTGCGCCCGCTCTACAAGCCCTGGTATGCCAAAGAGAGGCTCGAGGTCCAGCTCCTCATCCTGACCGAGAAGATGGGCGGCGTGCCGATCTTCCACACCGGTCCGTCGGTCAACGAGCAGACCGAGCAGATGCTCGACGAGGCGGGGCGCAGCTGGGCGATCAAGGAGCGCATGTTCCTGCGCATCCCCAGCGACGTCGAGTTCGAGCTCGCGGGGTCGAACATCAAGGCCGCGGACGTTATCCGCGAGATCGAGTACTACGACACGCAGATGAGCAACACGCTCATCGCGCAGGTGCTCGACCTCGGCAAGACGGCGACCGGCTCGCGTGCCCTGGGCGAGACGCTGGGCGACATGTTCGAGCTCTCCTGCGAGGCCACGGCGAACTCGATCGAGGACGAGATCAACCGCCGCGAGGGCCTCATCCATCAGCTCTGCGTCTACAACTTCCCCGACGGCGACGATCCCGACCTCATGCCGAAGTTCAGGTTCGGCAAGATCGGCAAGGTCGACCCGCTGGTCTTTGGCAACGGTCTGCAGTTTCTCACTCAGGCTGGCCTCTCTTTCAACGACCCGATCACGGTCGAGTACATTCGCCAGCTTCTTGGCTTGCCGCAGCTCGACACCGACGACCTCCAAGACATTGCCGGCGACACCGGCGGCGAGCCGGCTCTCAACCCCGATGGCAGTCCGGTGCTGAACCCTGACGGCACGCCGGTTCTCAAGCCGCCGGCGCCGGCGCAGGGCGGCACGTTGCCGGCGATCGCAGGACTGCCCACGACGCCCGGTGGCGCTGCTCAGATGAGCGCTGTAGCCCAGCACGTCGCGGGCCAGCTGCAGCATCAGAGCGACGCCGAGGCGATGGCGGCTCAGAACGCCGCCGCGCTGCAAGCCGGCATCAGCCCTGAGACGCAACCTGACGCCAAGGCCAACCTGCCGCTGCCGACCGAGACTGAGCAGACCAACGGCGCGCTCAATCCGAGCGCGATCAAGAACGCCAAGCAAGCGCAGGCCGCCAAGCCGCAGCGCGGCAAGGGCGCGGATCCGCAGCCCACCTCGGGCGCGGTCAACGATGCCGCGGCGCGCAAGTCGCCGCAGGCCGAGGGCACGACCAAGATCCAGCCCAAGACGAAGAACAAGCCAACGCGCGGATCGGTGCTGGCGGAGCGCAAGATCCGCCTCGCTGAAGGCAAGACCTGGCGCGACCCGAAGGGCGTCGAACTCTACGCCGACCTGGCTGAGCTGTCAGACGGCTTCGATGCGGCCAAGGACGCCATCCGCAGTGCCACTCAGGACACTCGCGACGCCATGGTGCGCGAGCTCATCAAGCGCGCTAAGGCCTCACCCTCGGTAGCTGACTTCGCGGCTGGCAGGCCGCCCATGGTCGACGCCCTGGCCGGCCAGATCAAGGCCGTCCTGGCGAAGTCCTACGACCGCGGTCGCCAGCAGCTCACAGACGAGATCGACCGCCAGAAACGCGGCGAGCCCGTCGTCGCTCGCGAGATGGCAGTCCGCGAGGGCAAGCGCATCGCCGCCGCTGACCATGGCTTCAGGAGCCCTGATCTGGGCGCGCCGCTGGACACACCGTCGGCCGGCAGCGCCTCGCACATCGACCAGCAGGCTCAGGTCGCAGCGCGCAAGATCGCCGACGCCACGAAGCACGCTGTGGCCGAGCAGGTGCTCAGCCATGTCATCACGCCGATGAACGCCGACGTCCTCGAGCGGATGGTCCTCCGTAGCTCGGACACCGCGGCGCTGCAATGTGCAGGCACCGTCACCCGCCTCATGGATCTCGGCCGCTCGGACGCCGCTCAGTCCATGGCAGACCAGATCAGCAAGGGCGTCTACTCGGCGCTGCTCGACAGCCACACCTGCTCCGAATGCGAGGGCATGGACGGCAGCGAGACCGAGGACCTCGATGAGGCCGCTGCCTGGGCTCCCAATCCATCCTGCGAAGGTGGCGACGCTTGCCGCTGCCTCGTCTTCTACGAGTACGACCAGGGCGCCGGCTCTGGTCCGGATCAAGGAGTCGAAGATGAAGCGGCCTGACGCCATCACCTTCCCTTACCGCGCCGCGCGCATTGCCCTGGCCGAGGAGATCAAGGCCGGCGCCAGCGTGCCGATGATGCTCTTCCCGATCGGCAACTGGCACTCGAAGAACTACCCGAACCTGCCGCTGAGCCTCGACCTGGCTGACCAGGTGATCGCCAACTTCGAGGCCAAGGTCCAGGACCGCGACGTTCCCGTCGAGGCCTCAGGACGACACGACACCAGTGAGCCCGCCGTGGGCTGGGTCAAGCGCGTCTACCTGGCCGACTGCAAGAGCGAGCGCTTCACGGGGCAGGCCCTGTGGTGTGACTGGGAGCCCAACAACCGCGGCGCGATGCTGCTCAACGAGGGCGCCTATCGCTACAACTCCGTCGAGATCGACGAGGTAGTCGATCATCGCAGCTCCAAGGTCACGCCTAGTGTGCTGTTGTCCGTCTGCCTGACCAACGTGCCGGTCGTGCGCATCATGCCGCCCCTCGACGAGGCCTCGGCGGCCCTGCGTCTGGCCGAGCACTGCGACGGCAGCTGCGGCAAGAAGTTCGAGACGTATGCCTTCGAGGACGAGCCGGCCGTCGAGCACACCTGCGGCAAGCGGCCCTTCGCCGAGTTTGCGCTGGGCGAGCTCGTCGACTCCTACAACGAGCCCGACGACAACAACAACCCCGCTAAGCAGGCGGGCGACACGTCGAAGATCGCCGGCGGTCTGCTCGCCGACACGAACACGGACCCGCACTCGCGGTCGAATCCCGACACGGGCCAGCAGGCCGCGCAGACCCCGACTGACGCGCCGGCCTTCTCCGATCTCATGGCCCACGCCAGTGCCGTGCACGCGGCCCTTGTCGGCAAGGCCGCCGGCAAGAAGGGCGTCGGCGCCCTGCGCGACCAGGCCAAGGCGCTCTGCGACAAGTTCACCGAGCTCTGCGACGACACGCCTGTTCTTCAGACCTCAGAAGTTCATCCCGACCCCGCCGCCGGCGGGAGTCGTTCAGCGGCTGTTTCTCAGCAAGGCACGACGGCTGTGAAGGCCAGTGAAGGCACCGCAAGCGAACGGGAGCATTCCCAGAAGGTGGTGAATCACATGACCATCGCAACCAAGCTGAAGCTGGCCGAAACCGCCAGCGAAGCTGAGATCGAAGCCGCCATCGACGCGCTCCACACGGACCGCGACACCGCGGTCACCGAGCTCGCCGAGAACAAGAAGACCGCGCACGACGAGGACGTCAAGGTCCGTCTGGCCGAGGCCCTCAAGATCGGCGAGATCACGGCCGCCGAGGCCAAGACCCTGGCGGAGAAGGACGACGCCTATCGCGACTCGTTCCTCGAGGCCCGCAAGGGTGTCGAGAAGCTCAAGCTCTCCGAGCAGGGGGGCAGCGAGCATCGCGAGTCGGGCAAGGCCCACGTCGAGATGCCCGAGGGCGATCCCTCGCAGCAGGTCTCGGCCCTCACGAAGCTCAAGATGGCCGAGCGCAAGGACCTCAAGCGTCCCGAGGCCCAGAAGCTCGTCCTCTCCGAGAACCCCGAGTTGCACCAGGACTATCTGGAGTGGCGGCGCCACAAGTAGGCGTCTGCTCCAGACCTGGTCGCACCTGAAAAGGTGGTGAAGACCAAGTGAGTCAGTCACACGACAGCTTCGCACCGACGATCACGGCCATCGCCGACTCGGCGGTAGCGAAGTTCACCGGCGTCAAGTTCGTGGCGTCGACAGACGGTTACCTGCACTGCGTGCCGGCGACTACCGGCGTCTGTCACGGCATCGCGCAGACCGACTGCGCGTCGGGCCAAGAGGTCACCGTCAAGACCTTCGCGCCCGGCTACATGGTGCTGGCCGACGGCACGGCGGCCATCGCGGTCGGCAACCCGATCGTGATCACCGGCGCCGGCGCCACGAAGGCGACCGGCACGCCGCTCGCCGACGTCGACCCCGACGATCCTGTCGGTGTCAGCACGACCACGTACGTCGCCTTCGATGGCATCGCCATCGAGGCCCTGGCTTCGGGGACCGGAGTCATCGAGTTCCTGCCAATCAGCGGCGTCACCGCTGTGACGGTGGGTTGAGAGGAGGCCTGAGATGCCGATCGCACAGATAGGGTCGAACCTCGACCTCTTCCACATCGACCAGGCGATGAGCGACTTCGCCGTGGGCTATGCCCAGGACGCAAGCGACATGATCGCCGACCAGGTGGCCCCCGTGGTCAGCGTCGCCAAGCGTAGCGACGCCTACTGGAAGGGCCGCACCGAGCACATGCAGCGTCACAACACGCTGCGTCAGAACCGCAGTCAATTCGGCCGCGGCGGCTTCGAGAACGCCGTCGACACGTACTACTGCAAGCAGTACGGCTGGGAAGAGCCGCTCGACTGGGCCGACCCGGCAAACGAAGACGAGGCGCTCGACGTCGAGAACGAGCAGGTCACGCTCTGCGTGGACATCCTGCAGCTCGACTACGAAGGCCGCACCGCGGACACGGCGCAGGACACGTCGAAGTTCCCGCACACTGGCGTCACCGCGACGCTGCTCGATCCCGCCTGCGACCCGACCGAAGACGTCGAGAACGCCAAGGACGAGGTCCGTGGGGCGACCGGTCACGTGCCGAACACCGTCACGATGGGCTATCGCGCCTGGCGTCGTCTGCTTCTGCTTGACTCGATGAAGCAGCGCATCAAGTACACCGGTGACCAGCAGGCCAGCGTCATCACCGCGGCGCAGGTCGCGCAGGTCTTCGGCGTCGATCGCATCCTGATCGGCAAGGCAGTCTACGACTCGACGCCGGCTCTGCCTGGTGTCGACGCCAACCCCACGATGGTCGACGTCTGGGACCCGGGCGTCATCATCATCAGCTACGTCGACCCGCGCATCGCACCGCTGCGCGGCAAGGTCATCTGCCCGATGCGGACCTTCGTCTGGAACAAGCTGGGCGGCCGCTTCGCGACCCGCACCTACCAGCAGGACGAGACCACGAGCACCGTCGTGCAGTCGATCGACTTCACCGACGAGAAGATCGTCGTGGCGAAGGCCGCCTACCTCCTCACCGGCGCGATGGCGGCCTACAACCCGTCGAGCTCGCACGCCGATCGCAGCGCAGCGGCCAAGGCTGCGGCAGACGCCCGCGAGAAGGCCAAGGCTGCGGCCAAGGCCAAGTCCGAGGTCAAGCCTCCTGAGGACGACAAGAGCAAGTCGTCTGATGACGACAAGAAGGCAGCTGCGTAAGCAGCCACAGGAGCCATGGGGGCCGGGCCACGCAAGAAGGCCCGGCCTCCGGTGAGAGGAGTGACGAGCATGATCGGCATCTACGCCGTCAGTCTGGATGGCGAGGACTTCAAAGTGCTACGGCTTGACGGGGTCGATATCGAAGCTCTGCCCGTCTCGTTTTCGGGTGTGCTCTCAGGCGTCGCCCTGCCCACCGGGCAGCAGAACACGGCGGGCTCGGTGCCCGTCACCATGGCCTCAGACCAGCCGCCCATCGGCATCGCCGAGGCCGGCGCGGCAGTCGCGGGATTCGACTCCGAGGCCGGCGCCACGGCGCACCACCAGCTCATCGCCGCGCAGGGCGGCACGGAGGTCGTCTACGTGCGCGGCCTGACGGTCTTCAACGCCGCCACGGCGCCCATCACGTTGCAGCTCGAAACAGACACGGGTGGCGCCCACACGGCCATCTCGCCGGCCTTCCCAGTGCCGGCCGGTGGCAGCATCAACCTGGTCTTCGGCGGACCCGGCCTGCCCGGCGCCGCCAACAAGAACGTGGGCTACTCATCGGTCGGCGCCAGCGCCTTCTCGGTGGTTGCGAACGGGGTCGCTCGGTGAGCGACAACGACGTCAGTGTCGACATCGTGGTTCCGCAGCCCGTCGTGCGCGCCGAGATCCCACCCGTCGCGGACCCGCATCGCTACCCGATCCTGCCGGTCGACTTGCTCGCCTACATGCCGCAGGGCATCACGATCGACGACACGACCACGCCCTCGACGGCCGACGTGCAGCTGATGATTACCAACGTCTGCGACCGCATCAACGGCGTCCTCAACAGCCGCGGTTTCGCCATGCCTCTGCAGACGGCACTGATTGACTCCGCTGGCCTGAGCTTCCTGAACACCTGTTGCACCTACGGCGTGATCGCCCGTTGGGCTCGCACCAAGTACCCCTCGGACACCGGCCCAGGCGGCTCGAAGGGATTTTCCGAGGACTACAGCAAGATGTTCGAGGACTTCCTCAAGCAGATCACGGCTGGGGCAATCTCGCTGCCCGAGGAACCTCGCGCTGTCGTCTCGCACGGTTTCGGCGACGGGCCCACAGACTTCCACGACGATATGAGGTTCTGATGCCCGCCTCGGCCTCCGCACCCGGCATGGGCGTGCTGTTCAATTGGGATCCGCCGCTGCCCGAGTTCCACGTCGAGATGAACCGCTTCGCCGACGGCATCAGCGACTTCACGGCGCTGTTCGCCGAGATCGGCGGCCTCTTCAAGCAGGATATGGCGGCGCAGTTCGTCACCGAGGGCGCGACGTCAGGCGACACCTGGGCGCCGCTCTCAACGGCCTACGCCGCCTGGAAGGCCAAGCACTATCCCGGGCGCGGCATCGGCTTCGCCTCTGGTGCCGGCATGCAGTCGCTCACCGGCGGCGCCGGCTACACCGAGATCATCACGCCGACGACGGCCGAGTTCGGCCAGTCAGACGGCGCCACGAGCACCCCGGACGGCAGCTACATGGCGTTCTTCGACAAGGGCTGGAGTCACGCCTCGGATGGGGCGCACGCGCCGGCGCGGCCGATCATGCGCTTCACCGCAGCCTGGGGTCGCACCTGGTCGGCGCTCACGGCGCGCTGGGTGCGCACAGAGGCCCACCACGCCGGCCTGTTGGGTACTGGCTCGAAGACTTTCAACCAGCCGCTCTCCGACCTCTCCTACACCGACACGCTGCCCAGCACATGACCGGCTTCAATCAACAGCCGGGACCGCGCATTGGCATCATCACGGTGATCAACCAGGCGACGGCTGTGCTGCAGGCCAAGCTTCCGGCCGAGGTCGATTTGATCAACGCTTGGGCGACGGCGCAGGGCATGCCGTATCAGATCAAGATGCCGGCGGCCGATTGCATCTACAGCTGGATGACGTGGCCTAAGTTCTTCGCCGGCTATCCGGCGATCGCTCTGCACCCGGCCGACACGCGCCCTCTCAAACACTCGATCGCCGCACCGCACCAAGACGAGTACGAGGTCGCCCGCGCGTGGGTCTGCGACGTGCTCGACGTTGGCAGTGACTGGCTCGAGCTCACGGCCAAGCTCGGACTCTGGGAGCTCGCGCTGATGGAGATCCTCGCCGACACCGACTGCCTCGACTGCGGCCACAACGTCTGGCAGGGCACCTCTTGGGACCAGCCGCGCCAGACAGCCCGCGATTCGCAGGATCTGATGCAAGACCTGCCGCTCATCTTCACGACCGAAACTTTTGAGTACACCAACCCCACATTGTCATGAGAGGAGCTAGCGCATGAGCCCGTTCGCCGTACCCGGGCAGGGCGTCTTCGCCACCGAGGCGGACGCTCACGCCGCAATCGCCAAGGCCCAGGCCAAGCCCAAGAAGAAGGGCAAGAAGGCCGACACCGACACGCCGGAAACCGAGCCGGAGACCACGACCGACGCAGAGGTAAAGCCATGACCGTGGCCCTCGGACCATACCTCGAGCTTGCACTCGAGGAGGCGCCAAACTGTGAGGGCGCCGACAACACCGTCTCGACCTACAGGACCTTCCCGCCGGCCGAGGACATCACCGACGACGAGAACATGACCGTCCTCGAGGAGAAGAACCTCGTGCGCGGCTTCCTGGCACCGATGCCTCATCTCGGCGCCGCCATGTTCGAGCCGAAGTGGAAGATCGGCAAGGTGCACCCGCGGCCCTCGCATCTCGGGTTCATGCTGGCCTGGATGCTGGGCTCGTGGACGAGCACGCCTGGCGACGGCGACGCGGTCATGGACCCCGACGACGTCGCGGTGCCTATCGGCGCCTACAAGCATGTCTTCGAGTTCCGCTTCGCGCTCGAGCCGCAGACCACGCAGGCGCGTGCCTGCACCGGCAACGGCGAACACCGCCTGGCGACCGGCATCGCGCTCTCGAAGCTGGGCTTCGCCTGGGAGAACGGCGCGCTCGTGGTCGAACCTGACGGCCTGGCCCTGCTCACGCAGCCGGTCAGTGCGCCCGACCCTGCGGTCGCTCCAGTGATTGACCTGGCGCATCCGTTCAGGCGTGGCGACCTGACGATCGACTGGCTGGCCGGGAGCGCCTACACGCGCGCTTTCGACTTCGCCTTCAACGCGCCGATCGAGCAGATCTGGTCGCCCGTCCACAGCTCGCTCTCGCCCACCGACATCTGGTACAAGAACGGCGAGCTGCCCTTCATCTCCGGCACGATCGACAAGGCCACCGTCGAAGACGCCGACTGGCAGGCCCTGGCGCAGGGTAACCAGTTCGCCGCGACGATCAAGATCGTCCACCGCGAGCCGATCGGCGAGACCGACTACGTGCCGACCTTCTGGTGCGTCATGCCCGGCTGCGAGCTCACCAAGAACGCCAAGCAGGCGATCAAGGCAGAGCGCCGCCGCGAGACGAAGTACGACTGGGAGAGCCGCTACGATCACGTGACCGGCAAGCTGGCGACCGTCACGCTCGTCAATGAGACCCCGGCCTATGCGGTCTATGGCGGCTGATGATCGTCACGCTGCCAAGCGGCCACAAGGCGCCCCTGGAGCCGGCAGACCTTACTCGTCTGCTGGCCTGCTCTGGCAGCCGCCTGGGCCTCTGTCAGGCCGTCTGGGCACATCCGGACCTTGACGCCGTAGAGGCGCTGTCGTGCGCCAAAGACGACGCCATAGCGGTGGCCATGTGGGCGATCAGGCAATTCCTCACCACGGATGACGCGGGTGAACTTGCGGCCGTCTGTGAGTTCTATCACGACACGCCGTCGGCGCGGCTCGGCCTTACCGATCGCGTGCTGGCTTTCGCGCTTGACCAGGGCTGCCTCGTGAAGCTGCAAGCCATGCGCGAAGCGGCCAAGCCCGGTGAGGATCACGCGTTCAACTCAGGAGGGGTCAATGGCTGAGGAAGAGATCATGGAAGAGACGGCGCCAGTCTACACGCCGGTCGACCAGTGGCCGAGCGGTTCCGGCGAAGAGACGCACACACTACCGAGCGGTGCTGTCGTCAAGCTCGCGCAGCCGCCCGTCATCCTCTACGCGATGACCGGGCGCATCCCGGCGCACATTCGTGCGATCGCCAAGCATCACGCCGCCGACGGCGGGGAGTGGACGCCGGAAGAGTCGCAGGTTGCTATCGACTGGCTCGTGGCGTGTTCGTTCGTTGAGCCCAAGGTGTCGGTCACGGCCAAGGAGGGCTGCCTGCCGATCGCCAAGCTGAGCGATCAGGACAAGCAGGCCGTCATGGTCGCTCTCAACCTCGTCATGATGGTGGGGGCAATCAGGTGACGGTCGGCTCTTCACTGCGTGTCTGCGAACAGGTCCCAGCTGTGGCCCTGACCGATTGCCGCGATGTAGTAGCTCCCTGCCGGCATGACCTCGAGGGTGTACATCGACCCGGTCGTGCCATTCGTGAAGATGCGACACGAGGACAGGCTGTTGCCGATATCAGTCAGGTCCTGCGGGATGCTTGCCGGGACGATGTAACCACTGACCGTGGCGTCGCTTGTCAGACCAGAGAGCCCATGAGCTACGCCCATGAGCCGCACCATGCCGCTCTGGCCGACCGTAAAGGTGCTGCTGTAGGCGAACCACTGGGTGTCCGAGACGCTCAGGTTTGTCAGGCTGTGAGGGCAGGCGGGGGCGTTTTGGATGGCTGCGACCGTGTTCCACGGTGCCTCGTGGTGGCGCGGCCAGATGACCGCCAGCGTGATTGCCACGACAACCACCATGAAGATCACAGTCCACTTGTTGACCTTGGCATTCATGCTGTCCCTCCTGTTTGTGTCGTTTATTCTGTTATCGACAGGTCAGCGGTTGGACTTGAGGAAGCACTGGCGGTGACAGCATCAGCGACCTAGTCACAGCGTTGCGGTTAATTTTAAGTGGGGATTCAGCGGGCGCCGTCGCTGCGATCAAGGAAGTCGGCGACGCCACCGAGGCGACCGACGCCAAGACCAAGGCTGCCAACGAGACTCAGGCCAAGTCAGTCAGCGCCATGGGAGCGCTCACCAACACCGCCATCGTCGCCGGCGGTGCGCTCGCCGGCCTCACCGCCATCATGGGCCTCTCGCTCGACTCTTACGCAAAGTGGGGCGAGGCGGTCATCAAGGGCGCTGCCCTCACGGGGATGAGCACAGAGGCATACAGCAAGGTCGCCGGCGAGATGAAGGCGTACAACGTCAACGCTGACGCGGCGACGACCTCGATGAAGTTCTTCGAGAAGCAGACCTACGCCGCCGAGCAAGGCACCGCAGCATCGGTCAAGGCGTTCACGCAGCTTGGTATCAGCATGCAGCAGGTCAAGACCATGTCGCCGGCCGACTTGCTTGAGCTCGTCCGCTCGCGGCTGGCCTCCTGCGGCAACGCCGCCGAGCGCACGGCGCTCATGGTCCAACTCTTCGGGCGCGGCTCGACGAACATGATTCTCTGGGCTCAGGCGTCGTCTGATCAGATGGCCAAGGTCGACGCCGGCCTGAAGAGCACCGGCATGATCCTTGACCAGCAGCACGCCAAGCAACTCAAGCAGGCCGGTGAAGACTGGATGAAGTTTAAGCTCGTGCTGCAAGGGCTCGAGATCACGCTGGCGCAAGTCATCCTGCCGGCGGTCGACAAGCTTACAGAAGGCGTCACTTGGCTGATGGGAGCCGTGCGGCCGTTCCTGCCGTTGATCCCCATCCTCGCGGGCGCACTCGCCGCCTATCTGGCCGTCGTGCTGCCTATCATCGCCGCCCAGAAGCTCTGGGCGCTGGGCGTCACGGCCCTCAAGACCGCCCAGGCCCTGTGGCTCATCGTGCAGACTGCGTGTGCAATCGCCACGGGCAAGGTGACGCTCGCCGAGGGCTTGCAGATTCTCAGCACGAAGACGCTGACCGTGGCTAAAGAAGCCGAGACCACGGCCACCGAAGCCGAGACGGTAGCCACCAGTGAGGGCAGCGCTGCCATGCTCGCCAGCGTGGGCATCTACGCCCTCGTTGCCGCCGCGATCGCCGCCGACATCGTCCTCATCTACAAGGCCGTGCAGGCCTACGAACAGATGAAGCAGGCCATGCAGCAGGCGGCGCAAGCACAGGCGCAGTTCAAGCAGAACGCCGCCGCCGCCGAGCAGTCCACCAGCGCCAAGTACGGCGCCAACAGCAGTCAGGAGCAGTCGGTGGCGAAGGTTGCCAACGCCACCACGAACAGCGCAGGTGTGAGCTACACGAGCGGCGCCAGGGGCAGCTGGTGGAACCCATTCGGCTGGGCCGGTGGCTTCGAGGGCACGGTCAACGGCCCGACCGTCGCGCTGCTAGGCGAGGCCGGCAAAGAGGACGTGACGGTAAGGCCGGTTGGGCAGGACGCGGCGAGCGGCAGCGCGACTGGTGGAGGCGGCTCACCCACCGTCCAGATCGTCGTGCAGAACGTCTTCGGCACCATCAACCGCCAGATCGCCCAGCAGTGGGTCGAACCCTTGGCTCAGGCGCTCGGCGAGCGCCTGTATGACACGCAACACGGAGCGAAACATTGAGCACCCAGCTAACAGAGACGGCCGGCCCACTCCTCGGGAAGCTTCGCGCCCTTGCTAGTGTTGCAGTGGGCGCAGGCAATCACCAAGTTCTCCGGGCCGTTGGAGCCACCGCGGCTGAGCGGAGTGACGTGGTCGACGTGCTTTGCTCGCCATGTGACCTTCTCGCCGCACCAGTAGCAGCGGCCCTTTTGGCGACCGTACTGGGTGCGAGTATCGGCGGCGGTGTGGCTGCCGGAAGCGCCGGCAAGACGTGCTCGGCGCCTGTGGAAGTCCACGACGGCCTGCTCCGGATGCTTCGTCTTCCACGCTCGCTTGTACTCGCGCATCTGCTCCAGGTGTGCCGCGCGATAGGCGGCAGCATAGGCGTGTGCCTTCTCGGGTCGAGCGGCTACGCGCACGCGCCTGCTGGCGTTCGCGCGCTCTCTGTTCGCGGCATACCAGTCGCGGGCGCGCTTCCGCTCGGCATCAGCGTGAGTGGTGTAGTAGGCGATGAGATATGCGTGTCGACCGGTGGGGCTGCTAGACTCGTCTCGCATGCGGATCACCTTCCGTCTGCCACGCCCCCGGCAGTTTGCGCTGCGCGGGGGCACTCTCTACTGAGGACATCATACCACCTGGGGGTGACGGCATGTTCTCTGTAGGAGCCTTCGACTTTCACGACCCGGCCAGCGGCGGCATGGTGACGGGCGCCATCACGCGCACGATGCTCAACCCAAAGCTGATCATCCGCGGCAACCCGTTCGCGACCTCAGACGACCAAGTCGCGAACGTACTCAACGGACTTTGCGAGTGGAAGGTGCCGGTGAGGCTCTACAGCACAGATGGCACGGCAGAGAGCCTCGCGCGCGTGATCGCTACGCTGAACGCCGAGCTGACCTGTACCTCACCGTCCTCGACGCCTGGAACGAACGGCGCTGACCCGACGAACACCCTGACCGACTCGCTCGAGCGCGACGACGACGACACGCCGGCGACGGTCTTCGTGCTGAAGAAGAG